CTCTTTCCAACAAGGCTACTGTCGTACCCACTGCCGCTTGTTGATTACCCTCACCTACCTGCAAGTCTGCTATTGAAGCGAATCTTTGACCTGCTTGTACTACGACGCCCATAAGTGCTAATAAAGTTTGTGATGGTTCCTTAAATGGAAGCATCATAAAAGAATCTCTGATGTTACCACCTGGTGCATCTACATCTCTAAACTCACCTGGTTGAATAGATTGTGCATCATCTCTGATTCTAATTCCTCTTTGTTTAAATCCTGCAGGTAAATTAGATAATGTTCCTGCGTCTAATAGTTGTCGTAATGCAGCTGTAGCTGTTCTTGATAATCCACCAATCATATGTATTAAACCAAAACCATAAAAACCTAATCCTGGTAAAAATTTAAAATGAACAAAATAATCTATTTTTTTTCTTAAAGGATCACCTATTTCATAATTTCTTTTGATTGATAAAACTTCTCTAGAATTTTCTTCAAGAGTTACAACGTACGGAAGTTTAATTCCTGTTGGCTCTCCGTCTTGTCCCACATCTTCAAATCCCTCTAAATCCAAATTTACGTGGCACTCTAATAAATTAAATACATCTTCGTCTCTTCCTTTAGTTTCTCCTTGAAGCTCACGTTCTTTTTTTTCAACTTCAGTTTCATTAACTGGTCCAGGTTTTAAATCTATGTCTCTATAGAAACCAGCAACTTGTTGTTTTCTTAATTCATTTTCAGATATTTGTACGCGATGAATGATAGACTCCGCATCATCTAATGAGGTAGCTGTATACGGAACAATCAAGTCATCAGCGGGTACAAATTTAGAAACAGCTGTTTGTGCTGCTTCGTCGTAGTAAACTTTTTTAAAAGATGAACCAGCTAACGGTAAATGAAATAACATAGAGTCAAAGTCTGGCTCATAGTCTTTCATCTTATCCATAATTTGATAGTTCATAAAATCTTTTACTCTTTGAGATTGTTGTTCTTTGTCTGGTGTTGGTACACCTAAAATTTGTGTTCTAACTGGACCGTTAGCAGGTAGTAATTCTTTGTAAGCTAAAGCTTGAAACTGTGTTACTGCTTCTGCAAGAACAGGATGTGTTGCACCACTTGCACCTTGAAAAGGCTCTGTTCTGTTATCGTATTTAAATCCTAAAAGATCTAAACCTTCTCTGTATCCTCTTTCCCAATCTTTTCTAGAATTTTTATAATCTTGATAATTTTGATAAAGTGTTGTTCCTAATCTACCTAAAATATCATCAGGTAAATGTTCTGCTAAATTATCGTAATGATTTTGTCCACCTTCAACAGAACCTATTGAAGGGTCATAATTAATATCTACAGAACCATCTTCGTTTTCTGTTACTTCTACAGGTTCACCCTGTTCAACTATTTTTTCTTGTTCCTCCTGTAAAGCTACGTCGAGTTCTTCAGGTGATGGAACTTTTATTTCTTGCTCTACGTTTGGTAGAGACTTGTCTACGTCTGCCATTTATTTTCTCCAGTTTCACAGGTTTAACAGTATTATAATTAATAAGCAAGCCCTGGGGTTGAGGTCCTCTTTTTGGTGGTATTGTGGTTGTTAGCTTAGTCTTCATAATCACTCATATCTATATCAGGGCCTTCATCAAGATCAGCTCTCTCTTGTGTTGCCTCAGCTGCATCAATTTTTCTTTGACCTTGTGTATATTTAGACTTACCCGTCCCTTTAGCAAAGCCCTCTAATTTTGTAGAATCACCTCCTAATATTTGTTCTACGTCATCTACAGTTTCAAAATCAACATCAAAGTCATCACCTTCTGGTCCAACTCGTCTATAAACAGTGTCTTCAGCTCTAAACTCACCAGGAATTTCTACAGCTCTACCTGTTTTTTCATCTACAACCTCAAAACGTGGTGGCTCGTATTGTATTTCATAAGGTTCACCATAAGCATTCTTACCTTCAACTATAATTTGACCATCATCTCTTCTTGTCATTTTTACTCCAGGTAACTCAGGTGTAGTGTATTCCATAACATCAGCATCTATTTTTTTACCTCCTGTTGTAAACATCATTTTGTTTACAAAATTAGGGAACCAGTCTGGCATCGTTGTGGTTGTGTTTTTAAGTTGTTGCACAACAGGTGCTGCTTTTTCTGCCATCTTAAATGCTTTACCTATACCAAACGGTAATAATGACATTATGCCCATAAGCTTCATAAATTTTCTTTTGCTAGGATCATCTGGTCCATTGGCGAAACTTACTCTTCCTCCAAGTGAATATAATCCTTGACTCATAGATTCTGGTATTAATGGTAAAGATCTATCCTCTTCTGTTTGTCTAGCAAATTCTTCAGCTCTTCTTGTTCTTTCATCTTCTACAAATTGATCTGCTTCTAATTCAATAGCTTGAAATTGTTCTGGTAATTCTTGTGGAATGTCCATACCATCTTCACCAAAACTTTTATAAGATTGAATTTGTGCATAAACTTCAGGACCATACTTATTTGATATAAAATCTTTTTTCTCTTTTTGTCTTACAGCTCCTCCTAATAAAAGAATATTAGCTAATGCTTCAGGTGTGGATGCACCTGATTTTAAATCACTTAATACAAAACCAGCTTCTAGCGGTAATGCGCCAACAGCTAATGTTTTTCCTACACCTCTTGCAATTTGTTTTGCTGCTTTACCATAAATACTTCTTCCTTTTTTTGTAGCTAGTGGTGCTGCCGCAGCTCCTGCTGCAACTTTACCTGTTGGAAAATCATCGGGTGTCTCGGCTCCGGGTTCGTCTGCTGCTAATAAACTTGGAGATAAAACAGCTCCTGTTACTAGCGCTGCTTTTCCATATGATGTTTTAAATAATGCTTTAACTAATGGGTTTTCTATATTTTTTTGTGCAAAGTTAGTAAACTTTTTTATGTTTCCTAAAGAAGGCTTTGCTTTTTCATAACTTTTTGCAGCAACATCTAAATTTTTTATAGTATTAGTTGAAATACTTTGAGGAGGAAATTCTATTTTTAAACTATTGAATATTTCTGCGTTTGGATTTTTTAAATAGTTTTTAAGAAGAGTAGAAGAATATTTAGCGTTTTTAAATGCGGACATTCTTTGATTAGTCTCTAGTCCAAATTGTTTAAAACCCTCTGTAACAGGTTTTGCATTCACGATAGGAGTTGCATTTTTATTTTTGTCAAATTTTATATAACCTACTTCATATCCACCCGTTGCTTTTTTTACTGTGTCTCTAATATTATCAATGGTTTTATTATAAGCTTTTAAATCACCATCCTCTAAAAATTTAGTCACAGCACCTTTTTGTAAATTATCAAATCTTCTTTTAAATTGATTTAAAAAAGGCGAAGTTCTAGTTCCTGTTATCTCTAAAGCTTTTTGATTTTTCTCTCCCTTTATAAAAGGAATTAGTGTTCTAGGAAAAGTATGTTCAAATACAGTTCCCTTATCAAAAAATTTAGAAATTGCTTTTCTAGGATCAGTAAAACTTTTTTTAATTTCTTTTGGTTTTAATACTTTTTTTTCAATTAAAGTTTCTTCTACACCTCTTGGAACATTAATTTTATCTATTCTTGTTTTTAAATCTTTAGAAATATTAAAACGTTTTTTACCATCATAAACTTTATCAGCCTGCAAAGCCTGCGCTGCAGAGCTAAATCTTCCTTTAGAAAGATTAGATTTTTTAATAAGTTCATCTGAACTAATATTTGGATTATCTTTTAAAATATTTAAAAGTTTATTTGCGTCTTTTGTAACTTCAGGTTTTATTTTATCTAGCCCTCTTGGAGCAAGTTTTCCAAATTTTTTTATATTAAACTCTTTTACAATTCTTCCTAGAACTGATTCAGATAGAGGAACACCTTTTGTACCATACATTCTTCTAATTTCGACACGAGAGTTATTAGCAACGTCTTCTTTAAATTTTTTTAATTTTTCAGGATCAGCTCTTAATTCTTTTAATAATCCTCTTGGATTTAAAATGTTTCTTTCAAATGTTTTTATAAAAGCATTTCTTTGCTGTGGAGTTAGAGAACTCCATTTACCTGATCTAGTTTTATTATAATATTCAGTTATTCCTTTGTATTCTTTTTCATATTCACTTAAAGGTATGTTTGATCCTTTTACACCTCTACCATATCCTTCTTTTGTAATAAAATCACCTCTTGCAAACCCAACTCGACCACCGCCTATGGCCATTTCGTTTCTTCTAATAAAATCTAAAGACTCATCCATCAAACCTGGACCAATCTTTTGTAAAGATTCTAAAAGTCTTTGCTTTCTATTTTGTTCTTGTAAATCTAAAAGTGCTTGTGGTTTTTCTTTTGGTAACTCTGACTCAATAAAGTCACCGACCTTCATATTCCAAGTTTCTGGTGTTCCAAACTCGGCCATATTATATTCCCATCAAGTAATCTAAACCTTTGCCAGGTCTACCACCTTCAGCCATAGCGTCTGGGTCAATGTCATCAGGTAGATCTTTTAACTTATCTCCAAGGTCTGGATCTTTTGGTTTTAAGCCACCTGTTCTTTTTTTAAACTCTGCAGATATTTCTGCTGGTGTGCTGCCAGGCATTTCATCAATAATATCATCTAACATATCAAGTTGATCATCATCTCTTACAAAATACTTATCTAAGTATTTAAAAGGATCTTTGTTTGGGTCTGCGCCTTTGTTTAGATCTTGTGCAAATAATAAATCATCATAATCTGTTTTACTTAAGTTTTTTCTAATCGTTGGTTCTTCAACTAAGATCTGTCTGATAATAGGTCTTCTTCTACCTTCCAGAAAAGTTTTGGCAGTTGACCTTCCTGTGAAGAAAGCATCTACAGCTTTTCCTAAAGTGTTATCAATATCTTTTTCTTGAAGCTCTGTTTCTTTTGTTAGACGTTTAAGTTCTTGTAAATTTTTTCCCATTGGAGACTTTGGACTTACTTCTTTAGGTAAACCTAATTCAGTTTTTAAAGTCATAATACCTTCTTCACCTATTTTCTTTTTTGTACCAATATCAAATACTTCAGCTTCAGGTTTTACTTCTTTCACAGATTCTGTCTGTGATGTGATACCTTGTTGTTTTTTTCTAGCTTCTCTAAGTTTTTTTAAATTTTCTAAATAGTTTTGTTGTTCTCTTGCGTTTCTATTTGCAATCTGAAACGGAGCATACTCTATAATTTTTTCTTCGATTGTATCTAAAAGTTTTGGATCATTAAACGCATCTTTAGAGTAAGTATTTTTAGTGGGAGCATTAATGTCAAACTCTTTAGGCTTAACTACATTTGTTCTAGTGCCAATAAGATTTCTAACAAACTTACTGCCATACATTTGTTGTAATATTTCTAATATGATTTTGCCCATCAGTAATAGTTCCTTTTAACTTTGTTTATAACCTCGTCTTTTTCATCGTCAGGATGTAAAACAAAGCCACCCTGTCTAAAACGCATAATGGCTTGGGTTGTCGAGTCAACCAAATCATCGTGCTCACCAAATGGAAAAGCCGCACACTCCTCGATCACTTCTTCAGCAAATTCCTGGTTAGGCGCATATATCATACCAGATTCGAACAAAGGTGCAACTGAATTAACCCTAGTATGCTTGTCGTTTCCTTTACTTGGACTAAAATTAACAACGGGTATACCCATCTTCCTTAGTTCATCTGTCAGTGGTTGACCAGATGCTTTAGCCTCTACAATAACTGTATCAGGATCCCAATACTTCCACTGCTCGTAAGCAACTTGTTTTAGCTCTGGAAAATCGTATCTGCCTTTCTTTGCATCTAATAATATCAAACTTGCAGGACTATCATCATTTAAATAAAACACACCCCACGTTGTGATTGCAGAGTAATCCGCTGTTTGTTTTTTACCAAACGCTGTATCGTAAGATTGTATGACGTGCTTTAGTGCAGGTATCCAATCTTCTTCCCAAGGCACCCACCATTCTCTTTTGATGATCGCTCCTTCTTCTGACGTTGGGTTCTGCATATACTGAGCATTCCATTTCTGTATACCCGTTGATGCTTTCACTGCCTCTAATTCTTCTAACTTCCAATACTCTGGCCACAAAGGTTGACCACTTGGCATAATCGCTGGAAACTCTACGATCTCCCACTGATCAGCTTTAGCCTCTCGCTGCGCGCCTAACAGACACCCAGTTAAATCTTTTGTGTTCCATCGTGTCATTACAAGAATAATAGATCCGCCTGGCTGGAGACGTTGACGAGGGCCTGACGTATACCATTCGAAAGTTCTCTCCATTGCATCTCTATTCATTGCATCTTGTTCTGTATGCGGGTCATCTATAATTAAAAGATCTGCACCTCTTCCTGTTATTGCACTCCCGACACCCGCTGCGTAATACTCACCGCCTTGTTGTGTTTCCCATTTACCGGCAGCTTGTGAATCTTCTCTAAGCTTTGTTTTAAAAACTTGTTGATACTCTGGTGAGTCGATAAGTTGTTTTGCTTTACGCCCGAATCTAACGGATAGCTCTGTGGTATTAGT